ATCTGACGGCGAACCTCGTCTGGATACGGGGCAACATTTCTGCGACCACACCAATCGTCTATACACCAGCCACCGGCGTGATTACTCATGCCACCTCTGGCGTCTCGGCCACGATCTATGGAGGAGCGAATACCGTTCCTGTGGTGACCGTGGATACCTTTGGACATATCACGCTGGCCGCGAATTCCGCTATTAATAACCTTGATGGTGCCGTCATCACCACTGGGAATCTGGTGGTCGCCCGTGGAGGCACAGGACGATCTCTGACTGCGGTGGCGAATGGACAACTCCTCATCGGCAATACGACCAACTCAGGATTTGATCTGAATACCCTGACCGCAGGGAACGGTATGACGATCACCAACGGCAACGGCACGATTACCTTGATTGGGGCCAACAACTTTGGGGTGATCAACATTGGAGGTACCGGAAACGCCAATGTCAATCCAAGCAAAGCGAACGATACCCTTCAAATTCTCCAGGGATCTGGTATTAGTATCACGACTGATGCCACCAACAAAGCCTTAACAATCAACGCGACAGGAGGCGCCGCCCAGGATCAATTTGCGCGGGATACGGCGAACTCCGCATGGCTTCAGGCCAATACCGCGAATGCCATTGCGAATAGTATCAGTGCAGGAGGCACCAGCTTCGGAAAGATCCATGCCTATGTCGTAGGCTATGGGATCACGATGCAGTAATACATAGAGATAGACTGTTATTTTAACCAAGGAGTAGATTATGGCAGCCAATCAAAATCCCATTTATACCCGTGTGGCCCACGTTTCAGATACCGCCAATGCGATCAGTCTGGTAGCCAACGATTTCACGGGATATGGTCTCAATAATTTCTCGGTGTTTACGGCCGATAAGACCAATGGCAGCTATGTCCAGAAACTCCGCTTCAAGGCCTTAGGCACGACCCAAGCCACCGTGGCCCGCATTTTTCTGAACAACGGACTATCGGCTCGGGCCAATGTCTGTGGAGCCGCCACAGGTCTGACCGGGACACCACAAACCACTGGAGGCACACTGGCCACAGGCACCTATATCGGAAAAGTCTATACGGTTGATCCCTGGGGTGCCTGGTCCACCAATACGGCCGAAGTGACCGTCAGCACCACAGGACCGACGGCCCGTATCGATTGGTTCTGGACGGCCAATACCGGTGCGAATAATTATATCCTCTCTGTGGGGGCCCGCACCAGTGAACCACAGGTCGCCTTTGCCAATGCCAATGCGTCCTATCAAATGACGACTCTCAGAGACGCCACAAACTTCTTGGCAGGTGTCGGCGAAGGCATGTTCAATACACCTGGAGGATTCTCCCCAAATTTGAATAACACCTTCTATGGAGAAGTGTCCTTGCCGGCCGTCACGGCCGTTGCGACCGCTGCGACCATTGATGTCGATTATCCGATGAATATCGCCTTACCTCCAGGCTATAAGATTCTGGTGGGATTGGGCACCGGACAAACTAACGCAGGTTGGGATGTCACCGTGATTGCCGGAGACTATTAATCAATGCTTGATATGATCAATCTTCCCCAAGTACCGGGAAGAGATGTCCAGATGTTTACGCTACCATCCACGGTGACCAATCTCCAATGGTCGACCTGGACCAAGCCTCGCGGGTTGTCGATGGCGCATATTATTGGTCTGTCAGGCGGCGGAGGCGGCGGTGGTGGATTCAGTGCCGCGACGGGGAGCGCCGCAGGCGGTGGAGGTGCCGGTGGAAGTTCTGGTGCCACCAGACTCACGGTGCCTTTGGAGTTGTTACCTGATCGATTATATGTCCAAACAGGGGCAGGCGGCCTTGGTGTTAGCTCAGGGGGAGGCACCGCAGGTTCTGGTATCCTCTCCTTTGTGAATATCTATCCTGATAATACCACGGTGACCAATGCCCTATTTATTTCTGGTGCTGTGGCCCCGACTGGCGGAGGCACTGGTACCAGTGGGGCCGTAGGTGCGGCATCAGCGGGTGCGACAATTGCCGTCATCGGTTCGATGCCACTCGGAGGTATGGGAATCTTTACCGCAATTGCAGGCATGGCCGGTGTGGCGGGCGGGGCCATTGGCGGAGGTGTCGGAGGCGCTAATGCCATTGCCAATACCAGTACACTGTGCGCCGCGGGCACCGGAGGCGGAGGACGAACATCAGCAGACTTCTCTGGCGGACTCATCACCGTCATTGCCACCTCCTATCTGTATCAATATGCACCGGCGACCGCACCGGGCACCAATCTCTTGAATAACGGATCTGGTGGTCCGCAACTATGGAAACCTTTCTATTCATTCGGTGGTATGGGTGGTGGTGCCACCAACGCGGCGAGTGGAGTGGGCGGCGCAGGGGGGAACGGTGCCTATGGTGCTGGAGGTGGTGGTGGCGGCGCAGGGGTGACCGGGGGACGCGGCGGTGATGGTGGGAATGGTCTGATCATCATTAGTTGCTTCTAAAGGACGATCATGCTCGATCATTTCCATATTCCTATAGTGCCTGGTCGTAACGTCCAGATATTTAATGATCCAGGACAACAGGGCGATGTCGATTCACGATGGACCACCTGGACCAAGCCTCGCGGTTTGTCGATGGCCCATATCTTCATGTGGGGCGGTGGAGGAGGCGGCGGCAAAGGTTTAGCGGGTATCGCCGGCGGGGCACGAGGCGGTGGAGGTGGTGGCGGCGGCTCTGGCCAGAGTGTCATCGTGATTCCGCTTGAATTTTTACCTGATAAATTATTTTTATTTGTCGGAAAGGGAGGCGAAGGCGCGTTTGATCCCTCCACGGCCGCCACCGCCGGGTCACAATCATTTGTGGCCATTCATCCAGAACAGCAAGTCGTGAATATGGTCGGCAATGCCATAGGTGGTGGTGCAGGATCGAACGGATCAGGTGCAGGCAACGCGGCCGGAGGCACAGGCGGTACCCTGGCCAGCGTACAGAATAATATGCCGTTGGTGGGATTAGGGCACGTTCAATTATTTGTAGGGCAAACGGGTTCAACCGGAGGCAGTCCCACGACTGCGGGTACGGCGCTTGCGCTCCCTGTGACAGGCCTCCTCTGTATGGGAGGGACCGGCGGAGGTGGAGTCACCCTGACCACCAATTTTGCTGGAGGTGCCATTACCGCGATTACTGGTTCACTCCTGTCACAAAATGCCCCAGCGGCCGCGCCAGCGGGACCCGGTGGCCATGGCTCAAGTGCGATGCTCTGGAAACCACTCTTCTCATTTTCTGGTATGGGAGGATCATCCAGTGACTCCGTGATCCCCTCAGGTAACGGAGGCAATGCCTTCTATGGCAGCGGTGGAGGTGGAGGTGGAGGCGGCATCGGCGATGCCATCGCACAGAATTCCCCAGGTGGCGCCGGTGGAGTCGGACTCATCATTATAAGCTGTTGGTAAAGGATAAATAGAGATATGGCACACCCAAATTCACGCGCAACATTCAAAGAATACTGTCTCCGCAAACTCGGCAAGCCCGTGATCGATATCAACTTGGATGAAGACCAAATCGATGATCGCATTGACCAGGCCCTTCAGTTTTGGTATGATTATCATTTCGACGGCTCCTCGAAGGTCTTTATCAAGCACGCCATCACACAAGAGGATGCCGATAGACGATGGATCTATGTGCCTGACAATCTGATTGGCATCACAGGCATCATTCCGTTCGATCAATCCAGTTCATCCACCAATATGTTCGATCTCCGGTATCAACTCCGTCTCCACGATCTCTATGATTTTACCAGTGTCTCGTATGTGTCCTATGAAATCACGATGCAGCATCTTCGCACCTTGAATCTGTTGTTCTCTGGGACACCACAGTTTCGATTCAATCGGCATGGTTCCCGTTTGAAACTGGATGTGGATTGGGTCCGTGATACCCCCGTCGGTACCTGGGTCATCATCGAAGGCTATGTGGCCACCCTACCCGATAATCGGACCTTGACAGGCACGATCTCCACGACCTTAGGCTCCAATGTCTATACAGGCGCCAATACGATCTTCGATCAAGAACTGGCCATTGACGATGAACTCACGGTGATTGGGGTCTCTAATACCACGGTCCGAGTCACGGCCGTGAACTCCTCCAATTCCATCAATGTCTCGGCGAATTATGCCACGACCAATACGGGATTGACAGGTATCGTCTCAGGAAATTCAGATGTCTGGGATGATCGATTCTTGAAACTGTACGCGGCCGCGCTCATCAAGAAGCAATGGGGATCAAACCTCAAGAAATTCACAGGCATTCAGATGCCAGGCGGGATTACCTTGAATGGACAAGTCATCTATGATGAAGCCAAAGAAGAACTCAAAGAACTCGAAGACGAGATGATTTCGATGAATACACTACCGGGCGAAATGTTCTTGGGATAAGGAAACATATGAAAACATTTACACAACACATTAATGAATCCAAGAAGAAACTCAATGGTCTGAATGTCTCTAGTCTTGAAGATTTTCTGACCGAGTCGTTCTTGGCTGAAAATTGGGCACCATTGGGAGCCCATACACGACCGTTGCCTCCAGAAGAATTGCAATCCTATGCGGGGCGCATCGTCGGGCAGACCAAAGGTAAACTTGAAAAGTATTCGATGCCCTATATTCACCGTAGTAACCTGGTTCCTATCAAAGACGAAAACGGAAAAGACTTTGACCTAGACAAGTTGCGGCTCATGATTTCCCAACGCCCTTCAGCGTTACTCAGTCACAACGCCAAGATGGAACATTCCGGCGGCATCGATAAATTCTTTGATATCGGATTGCCCGCCCTCAAGGGTCTGGCTGTGAATGAAAAGACCGGGGAGTTTGTCATTGTCGATACCTGCCCTGGTGCGGGAACCTGTAAGACCTTCTGTTATGCGATGAAGGGTGGGTACATTCAATTCAAAGCCTCCAGCTTAGGATCAACTCGTACCCTCAACTTCTTGCTGAACGATCCTGAAGGATTCAAACACCAATTGACCACAGAAATTGCCATTGAGGTCAAAAAAGCCTCCAAGAAAAACAAGAAAGTGATTATCCGTTGGCATGATGCAGGAGACTTCTTTAGCCCTGAGTATATGGATGCCGCATTCACTGTGGCCCGACAATTCCCTACAGCCGAATTCTATGCCTACACCAAGATTGCTGCGGTCGCTGGAGCGAGTAATAAGCCCAGCAACTTCATCTTCAACTTCAGTGGTGGCGCGCAGCCATCACAAGAGAAGATGATCAATTTTGCGGTCACCAAGCACAGCCGCGTGGTCCCCAAATCCTTATTTGACGATCTGATTATGCGCCAAGGTCGCAAACAAACCAAGGATGCCTTGGGGAGGATGCAGTTCAAGAGCCCTGCGGACCTGGATATCTTCAAGCACCGTCTCGCGCACCAATACGCCATCAGTGATATTGCGACGATCATTACCTACGATGAAATGATGAAGATGCCCCTGGGTCCGACACCTCATTGGAATGTACTTGTATGGTCGGGGCATGGAGATGATTCCGCGAACCGTCATGATGTGATTGGGACCTATTTGCTCATACACTAAAGGTGGTATCATGCCAACGATCTGGATCTTATGGGCCGTTCTCACATTGATACATCCCACAGCCCAAGCGGTTGTGCCTGTGGAGGAATTTATGAGTACCGCAGATTGTGTTATGGCATTGAAGATCCTGAGTCAGGAATTAGCCACCCTGGAACCTGAGAATCTTAGAGGTATTACCTTGACCTGTATCCCAGTAGGAACGAGACACTAATGGCCACGAATCCGTTTTTCAATTGGTATCCAGGGAATGTCACCAACGAACAAATGTTGGTCGAAGACTTGGCCATTGAAGCCCTCCAGATCAACGGCATGGAAGTGTATTACATTCCTCGCGCCTCGGCTGGTGTGATCGATAAGCTCTATGGGGAAGATCAACTCAAGAAGTTTAGTGCGGCCTATAAAGTGGAAATGTACCTAGAAAACGTCACAGGGATGGACGGCGAAGGTGATTTCCTCTCCAAGTTCGGTCTCGAAATTCGTGACGAAGTGAGCGTCCTTGTTGCCAGGAGACGATTCCGTTTCACGGTCCCCAATCAGCTACGACCCAAGGAAGGGGATCTGGTCTACATTCCTCTCTTGGAAAATTTCTTTGAAATTACGTTTGTTGAGCATGAAAATAATCAGGCTGCGTTCTATACCTTAGGTCGTGGTCGGGGCAGCAATGTGGTCTTTTTTGCCTTGAAGCTGCGCCAATTCGTCTTTAACGAGGAACGTGTGGAAACTGGTATCTCAGAAATTGATGATCAAATAGTGGAGTCCTATAGACCGTTACTCCTGACAATGGGTGTTGGTGGTGTTGGGAACTATGATACCGGCAATACCGAGTACGTCTTTCAGGGTGCCAATTTGGCGTCGGCCTCGGCCTATGCAGAAGTCCTCAACTGGACCAATAGCACACGCAAACTAAATGTCATTCGTGTCCATGGTTCCTTTAGCGCGGGGGTGATCCTCAAGGGCAATACCTCAAACGCACAATGGAATGTGTCGACCACAGACTCCGATTCTCCATTGGATCAAATGTTCGAAGATTCCATTGATAATAAAGTCATCCAAACAGAAGCCAATACCATCCTAGACTTCTCTTCGACCAATCCCTTTGGTAGCCCGGGCACGGTGACCTAATGGAGCACAAAAATCTGGCCATGCCGGATGCCCCTTCAACGGATTTTATACCACCGAGTCTCCTCTTTCCTGCTGATAGAGTCGCGCCAACACCTGACAACACACCAACACCATGGCAGGAATTGGGCCCTGGCATCCAGGATAAATACCAACGCAAGGCCTTGTGGTTGATTAGGCACAGTCATGTCCTCAAACAGGATGCCGAAACATTGGCACAGGCCATCTATGACGGCAATCCTGCCATGCTCATACCGTAAAGGATTCTATGTTTGGTCAACCATTTTTCAACGATTCTTTGCGAAAGTACGTAGTACTGTTTGCTACGTTGTTCAACAATATCTATCTGGTCAAGCGTGATGCGTTAGGGAATGAAGTCACCCGTTCCAAGGTACCGATTGCCTTTGGTCCCAAAGAAAAATGGTATGAGCGCATTACACAAGATCCGACGTTGACAAAATCGGTGATGGTCACGACCCCTCGTCTGTCCTTTGAAATGATCGGCATGAGCTATGATGAAACGCGGGCCCAACAAGCCACCCTACGTCATCGTGGCACTGCCCCGGTCAGTGGTACGACCACACAATCCCAGTATGTGGCCACTCCCTATAATTTTGATTTTAATCTGAGTCTCTATGTTCGCAATATCGAAGACGGCGCCCAGATCATCGAACAGATTCTCCCCTACTTTCACCCTGATTTTACGATCTCTGCGCTCTTGTCTCCTGATATGGGGATTACCAAAGATATCCCTATCACACTCAATTCTGTAAATCAGAGTATTGAATATGAAGGTCCCATTGAAAATGGGCCCCGTCTTATCACCTGGGATCTGGCCTTTACCCTGAAGGGATACTTCTTTGGCCCAACAGCAAGTGCGGCGCAAATTTATGGCCGTACGGCCAATACAGGCGGCATCTTTGTGAATTATTATACGACCGATCCAGGTGAGGTCCAATTGGTGTCTGTTGCGAATACAGGAACCTTAGGATATACAGAAGGAGAAGTGGTTCGGGTCGCCAACACAGACATCTATGGTACGGTCGTCTACTATCACGCCAATACCTTAACGATTCGCGGGGCCACTGGGGTGATCAAGATCGGTCAATACATTCAAGGTGATCAGTCTGGTACTCGCTATAAGGCGAATACGGTCGAGAAGTCTGCTATTCGCGTGGCCAATACACATATTGTCCAGAAGCCATTGTCTGCGAACCAGTATAGTGATTTTGGGTATACAATTACCACCCAGGAATTCCCCTACGCCTAGCGAGGTATATGATGAGCAGTATTGACGATTCCCTCTCAGACATCTTAGATGTTGAGCCAATGTCCTCCTATACCGAAAACGGATCTGAGGTGGTGATCTATAGTGATCCCTCGGCCCCTGCGCCGCCTGTACCCGTTCGGACCACTGACGAGGATATCATTGAAGACGCGGCCCTGGTCCGACAGAACATTAAAGGACTCCTGGACAAAGGAGGACGGGCCCTCTCCTCCCTGATTGATATCTCCAATGAGAACCAACACCCACGTTCCTTTGAAGTGGTGGCCACGATGCTCAAAACCCTCTCAGAGATGAATCACGATCTCTTGAGTACCCATAAAGTCAAGCGGGATCTGATCAAAGGTGAGCCGCCCATTCCTCAAGGTAATACGACGATTCATGCCAACCAAGCCGTCTTCTTTGGTTCGACCGCAGAGTTGGCCGCACGAATGAAAGCACAAAGCAATGGCCACAGTCACCTATCTCAATAATCCACGACTCAAATGTGCCGGCGTCAAGATTCCCTATACCCAACACCAGCTTGATGAATGGCAGAAATGCTCACAGGATACGGAGTATTTCATTACCAAGTATGTCAAGATCGTCCATGTGGATCGAGGCATCATCAACTTTGATCTCTTTGACTTCCAGAAAGAAATCATTCGGGTCTTTACCAAAGAACGCCGCGTCATTGTCAAGCTGCCCCGACAGATGGGTAAAACCACTACGACGGCTGCGTTCTTTCTCTGGTATATTCTCTTCCATGAAAACAAAGTCACCGCCATTCTGGCCAACAAAGCGGCCACGGCCCGCGAAATTCTGTCTCGTCTGAAGATGGCCTATGAGAACCTTCCGCTCTGGCTTCAGCAAGGCATCACCGAATGGAACAAAGGAAGCATTGAACTGGAAAATGGCTCTCGCGTCCTCGCGGCCGCCACGAGTTCATCAGGTATCCGTGGATATTCTCTCTCCTTGGTGTTCCTCGACGAATTTGCCCATGTCCAAAACAATATTGCCGACGAATTCTTTACCTCCATCTATCCGACCATCAGTTCTGGTAAAGATACGAAAATCCTGATTGCCTCGACCCCCAACGGTATGAATCACTACTATCGTTTCTGGACCGAAGCTGAACAGGGGCAGAATGGATTCACACCATTATACTATGCCTATCATGCCATGCCTGGAAGAGACGCCGCCTGGGCGCGTGAACAACTCAATGCCCTGGGTGCGGTCAAGTATCAACAGGAAGTGGAATGTGAATTCCTTGGATCATCCAACACGTTGATCTCAGGGAAAAAATTGCGTGAATTGGCCTGGGTGCTCCCGCTCGAATCGTCCGAGGGCTTTGATGTCTATGAACTGCCTCTCCCTGGACACAACTATGTGATTTCGGTTGATCCCTCCCGCGGTCTGGGCTTGGATGCCTCGGCCATGGCCATCATTGATATTACGGCCTATCCCTATAAACTGGTGGCCAAATATCGTTCCTCCACGATTGATCCACTCATCTTTCCGAATGTCATCTATAATGCCGGAAAGCAATACCATAACGCCTTTGTCCTCATTGAAATCAATGACAATGGACAACAGATTGCGAACATGCTCCATTTTGACTTGGAATATGACAACATCTATAAACTGGAACTTCAGAACAAGACCGGTCCGGGTCAGCAGCTTTCGGCTGGATTCAAAAAGAAGATCCAACTCGGTGTCAGGACGACCGATGCCCTCAAGCGGATCGGATGCTCCAATCTCAAAACGATCATTGAACGGGATAAGTTGTTGATCCAGGATTATCATACCATCTCCGAGTTATCGACCTTTATCCAACAAAAAGCGAGTTATGCGGCCGAGGATGGATATAAAGACGATATGGTCATGTGTCTGGTGATCTTTGCTTGGCTCCTGACCCAGAAACATTTCCGTGAAAGTGTTGGAACCGACATTCGGAAGGAAATCGAGGGTGAATTGAGCATGTTGATCGATGAAGATGTGATACCATTCGGTTTCATTGATAATGGGCTTGTGGATACGTCCTTGGTCCTGGAAGATGGGGACCTATGGTCCGAAATCTCGGATATGTACGGTAACCGGAACAACGTGACCTCCCAAGCATATCAAAGATATAAATAACACCGCAAATACACAGATTCATAAATACATGTATGTTTGAGGCTTGCCCAGACAAACAATGATTCTTGCCATTCATCGATAGATAAAAGGAGACACACAATGGGATTTCAAGTTTCCCCAGGCGTTAATGTATCAGAAATAGATTTGACCACCATCGTTCCTGCCGTATCCACGACCAATGGAGGCTATGCAGGACAATTTCAGTGGGGTCCAACCGGAATCCGTGTATTGATCGATTCAGAAGTCACCCTGGTTA